GAAGATATAGGAATGAATGCGAAATATGTATGTGCAATATTAAGAGGGGATAGCAACCCATCAAAGGCATTCATCAAAGCAATAAAAGGCAATAAACGGTTATACAAAGAACTATGCAAATGTTATGGCGGGAAAAAGAAAAGACCGTTAAAACCAAAGGAACAAGTTATAAGAGAAAGACAAATAAAGGCTGGTACTGTATCAGTCTTTTATTGATATTGAGGAGGTGAGTGAATGTTAAGTGCTAAACAGATGCTTTTTGCAAGAGAATATGTAGTAAATGCAAATGGCAGACAAGCAGCTATTACGGCAGGATATAGTGAAAAAACAGCAGACCAACAAGCATCACGTTTGTTAAAAAATGTTAAGGTGCAAGAATACATTGATTCACTTATGAATGAAGTGGAAAAAGAAACAATAGCAGATGCAGAAGAGGTGCTGAAACTATTGACTGACATCATGCGTGGAGATGAAGGGGATAAGGTAACTTTGTTCGATAGTGGGGGAAACCCTACACCTGGAAAAGTCGCAAAAACAGCTGATAGGATTAAAGCAGCAGAGTTGTTGGGGAAAAGATATGCAATGTTTACCGACAAGAAAGAAATAAGCGGAAGCGTGAATATTGAAAACAAACTAGGAGATATCCTAGAGCAGATAAAGGATGATTAGCAATGAAGTTGTTATTGTCACCAAAGAATAAGGACTTTATCAAGCATAGAGCAGAAGTAGAGTTTTTAGAAGGAACAACCTTTGCGGGTAAAACAACAGTGGGAATACCTAAGTTTATGTTTAGGATTGCAGAAAGCCCAAAGAAACTACACGTGTTAGCAGGGTTAGATTTAGGAACGATAGAAAAGAACATCATTAATAAGGATTTAGGTATTATTGATATATTCGGTGGTTACATAGAATACAATCCAAGTGGAAAAGGAGAACACACGCTACCACATATCGTCTACACGCTAGATAACGGAACTAAGAAGATTATCTATGTAGTTGGTTACGACAACAAAGCCAGATGGAAAAAGGTATTAGGTGGTCAGTATGGGTGTGTATTCATAGATGAAATAAACGTAGCCGATATGGAGTTTGTTAGAGAAATATTTATGAGAAGAGATTATCTGATTGCAACATTGAATCCAGACGATCCAAATCTACCGATTTACAAAGAGTACATCAATCACAGTAGACCATTAGAGAAGTACGCTGATGATTTACCAGAGCAAATCACAAATGAATTACTAAAAGCAGAACCAAAGAGCGGATGGACGCATTGGTTCTTTTCTTTTGATGATAACTTGGGGCTAGATGAAGAAAAGCGAGAGCAAATCATCAATTCAGTACCAAAAGGAACCAAGCAATACAAGAACAAGATTCAGGGCTTAAGAGGGCGCCATACAGGGCTTTGTTTGAACTTACAAGATAAGAACATCATCAAGAGAAAACAACTTGAGGAATGGCTTAATCCAAGTAACAAATCAAGTGAGCTTATGAGGTTTAGATTGTTTGCTGCGGGAGTAGATACGTCTTACTCACGGAAGAGTGATGATGAAATATCATTCATGTTTGGAGGAATAACTGAAAAAGGAAAATTGATTAAGATAGCAACAGAAACGTATAACAACACGAGGATAGTAGCAGCAGGGCAAGACCCTATCGCACCATCTGATTTACCACCTTTATTAGAAGCGTTTTTGAATAGGAACGTAGAGAAATACGGAATGATTGACTGTTGTTATATTGATTCTGCTGATTCTGCTACCTTCACAGAGATAGAGAAGTACAAACGAGTAAAAGGATTGATATATACGTTTGCTCCTAGTTATAAGAAAACGAAGATTATCGACAGAATTATGTTAGAGAATGGATGGCTTGCTTCGGAGAATGAATACATTGTAGAAGAAGATAACCAAGCACACATTGATGAATTAAACACTTACTCATGGCAAGAGAATAAACAAGAGCCAGAAGATGCAAACGACCACACGATTAACAGTGGGCAATATATGTGGTTGCCTTACAAGCACATGATTGGAGTAGAAAGGAATTAATTATGAAGATTAATGAAAGAGTTAAGAAAGCAATTCGTAATTGGCTTGAAATCGAAGAAGAGAGTACGAATAACTTTATCGTGGTAAAGAACAACGACAGCTCACAATCTCAAATGTTTAGAAATGAGATATGGTATCGTGGAAACCCTGGCGAATTACAACAATTCTATAGTCAATTTGATGACGGAGTAAATAATACTAGTTTTTGGGCGGGTGTAGCAACCACAGGGATAAACTTCAGAAAGATACATACTGGATTGCCTTCTTTAATCATTGATAAGTTAGTCGATATAGTTGTTGATGATATGAACGATATTAAGATAACTAAAACATTAGACGGAGAAGAAACCGACAACAATCCCGACTTGGAAAGATGGCAAGCAATCGAAGAAGAACATGACTTCAAAGATACCGTTTTAAAAGAAGCGGTTAGAGAAGCATTAATAGGAGATTGCGCGTTTAAGTTAGCGTATGATCCCGATATATCCGAATATCCTATTATCGAAGTGGTACCTGGGAAAAACATTGAATACGTATATAAACGAGGAAGAATACACGAAGTTAAGTTCTTATTTCCAAAAAAGGTCGATGGCAAAATGTACGCGCGTGAGGAGATTTATTCTAAAGGCGGAGTAGAGTACAAACTATACGATGAAAACGGAAAAGAAGTAACAATAGGCAATATTGAGTTTGAAGAAGGATTATATCCGTTTGAGTACAATAAGAACTTTATGCTTGCGATCCCTTTCATGATAGCAAAATCTAAGAAGTTTCCAGGAAGAGGAAAAGGAATACTCGAAGAAAAAGAAGGCGCGTTAGATTCGCTAGATGAAACGTGGTCGCAATGGATAGATGCTTTAAGAGATGGAAGAACAAAGACATATATTCCAGATGACTTAATTCCTAGAGACCCAAGCACGGGATTATTACTAAAACCAAGCACTTTTGATTCACGATTTGTTGGCACTAATAGCAACAAACAAGAAGGGGCGGAAAACAAAATACAAGTAGAAAGCCCAGAGATAAAATCTAATGAGTATTTAGAAACATATATCACAGCGTTAGATTTAGTATTGCAAGGTGTGATTAGCCCTTCTACTTTGGGAATTGACAATAAGAAACTAGACAACGCCGAAGCCCAAAGAGAAAAGGAAAAAGCCACTTTGTATACGAGAGGTAAGATTATTAGAAAGTTAGAAAAAATCATTCCTCAATTAGTAAACATTGTTTTGATGGCTGATGACTTAATCAATAACAGAAACACAGGAAATTATAATGTTTCTGTAGACTTCGGAGAGTATGCTAATCCTTCGTTTGAAGCCCAAGTAGAAACGATTAGCAACGCTAGAACGAATAAGGTTATGTCAATAGAAACCGCTGTAGAAGAATTGTATGGCGATACATGGACACCAGAAGAGAAAGAAGCAGAAATAGAAAGACTTAAAAATGAAGATTCAGTTAGAGAACCACAATTCAATGAGTTTGACACTCCGTTAATTGAAACGGATGAAGAAATTATAAATGAGTAAGTTAGACCAATACAGTCTAAGAGATTTATTCATTGAATTAGAGTTAGAACTAATTGAATCACTAAAAAGGAATCTCAAACGACACGAAAGAGAAGAGTTGAAGCGTGGTTTTCAGTGGGAACAGTGGCAAAAGGCTAAATTAAGAAGTATCGAGGAGTTTAGAAGAAACAACAAAGAACTCATAGCTACTTACCACAAAGACATCATGGAAACCATTGAAAGTGTCTTAGAAGTAGAATATCAAGATGCTTATAAGCAATCTTTAGAGTTGTTTGATGATATTGAAATGGATCTAGCAGGTTTTGATAACAGTACGGATTTAGGAATGCCAGAAGTGAAGGAAGACAACTTCTTTCAAGTAAATGACGAGAAGTTAAAGTCATTAATTGAGGAAATGCAAACAGACTTTTCTAAAATCGATAGCAAGATTATGCGGAACATGGACGAAGCATACAAAGGGATTATTAATAAAGCAGTTTTAAAAGTTGGTAGTGGAACAAAGACCATCCGACAAGCAGTAGATGAAGTTTCTAAGGGATTTCTTGAAAATGGTGTTGATTGTATTATCTATAAAGATGGCAAAAGAGTAAATATTGCTAACTATGCCGAAATGTATTTAAGAACAGCAAGCCAGAGAGCCACATTTATGGCACAGGGGAAAGTTAGAGATAGGATAGGCGTTTATACTATCTTAATTTCACAACACGCTAATTGTTGTCCTAAATGCTTGAAATGGCAGGGTAGAGTTTTGATTGATGATGTGTTTACTTCTCTCACAAAGGCAGAAGCAATAAAACTATCGCGATCTACTGGATATCCTTTGTTATCTACAGCAATGGAAGAAGGATTTTTACATCCGAACTGTAGGCATAGTATTACTACTTACTTTGAGGATAAAACAACGAAACCTAAAGAGTTCACAAAAGCAGAAAAAGCAGAAGCATTGAGAAAGTACTATGAAGAACAACGACAACGCTTTTACGAGCGTGAGATTAGGAAATGGAAAAGAATTGCAGAAGGTTCACTTGATGATAGAAACGTAGAAAAAGCAAAGGAATATGCTAGATATTATCAAGGTAGATTAAGACAACACATCAAAAACAATCCTAATTTAAGAAGGCAATATTGGAGGGAAAGAATAAATCCTACGGTAAATGCTTAATAAAATATTCAAGACAGTAAAACACTGTCTTTTTTTATGCAGAAAAGGAGGTGTCATAGTGGAAAACGGCGTGTGGCGCACTGTTATGGGTAGAAAAATTTTTATTGCTGAAGGCCAGTCGTTAGATGATGTAATAAAGAAAAGTGTAAAAACAGAAGAAACAAAATCAAAGAAAGAAATAGCCAATAGATTGCAAAAGAAGATTGATAAACTCCAAAAAGAATACGATGTCTCAAAAGGAAAAGACCGAATCGCTAAAGGCAAAGAGTTACGCGAAAAACAAGCAGAACATGACAAACTAACTGGCGCCGATGAAGAACGTCGTATTGAAAGGCTTAAAAAACACGATGTAACAATCCAACAAGAACGCATACTCAAACAAATGGGCGTCGAAGATAATTATTCTTTAGATCAATTAGAGCAAGCAATAAAATACGATGATGCTCTTAAAAGATATACAGGAAGTTCCATGTATAAGAAGATTAGAGATTTAGAAAACAATTCGGAAGAGGTAACAGCATTAAGAAAAGATTTAGAAAGCTATATAGAAATGGCGCCAAAATATAACGATCAAACTTATAGGGGATTATCATTTGAGGACAAAACAGAATTCGCCAGGTATTTGGATAGTATTTCTGGTGGTAGCGAAATAGATATGCGCGGAATAAGCTCATGGGCTACAGAAAAAAATGTTGCTATTGATTTTGCAAGCCAAAAAGAATATAAAGTCGTCTTTATTAACGAAAGTCATAACGGAGTTGATGTGTCTAAGTTATCAGCGTGGAAAGGTGAAAACGAAGTCATATGTAGTGGGAACGACAAGTTTATAGTTAAATCCACATCAGAAAACG